CGTATCATCTTTAATAAAAATAACTGTGTATGATTCCATAATCATTTAACGTTTTATTTATTTATTGGTATCAATAAAGAATTTTTATATTATATTTGTCAAATAAAACAAAACAAAACAAAACAATATGAAGAATAGGGAAACAATTAAAGAAGAAGCAAGAAAAAGAATATTAAATATAGATGCAACAAGTTTTTATTTTAGAAATTTTAATGAAACTAAACAAGAAAATGTAGAAGATTGGTTACTTTATAGTTTTAGATGCACTTATTTTCATGATTTAAAAATATACGAAATGAGATATTTTTTTCGTTTATTAAAATTGTTAAAGCCTGATTGGTGCTATTATAATCATTATATGGAAAATTCAACAAATGGATACGCTCGGAGATGCTGGAGAGAAGATGCTAAAAACGAACGTTAAAAAACAAACCCTCGCTAATAAATAACGAGGGTTTTTTAATTTAACCACCAAAAGTGGCTGTTTTTACTCTATTTCTATCTAATGATTGGCTATTAGTAACTGCTGAACTAACTACAAATGCTTCAATAGGTTGGTTTTGTTTACCTGCTATTGTTTGCGCCAGTTGGTTAGTACCGCTTTGACCTACTATGTTAAATTGCGGTGGTGCTTGTGCTGAACCTACAGAACCTCCTGTCGAACCTCCGCCACCTGATTTCGGTGTACTTATTATTTTTTTAATTTGTAAAGCTGAAAACGCTCCAGCTAAACCTGCCTGAATAAAAGGATATGCAGGAAACAAAGTTGTAATAGGTGATTTACTTGCAGTTGTAAATGAGTTTTGAACTCCTTCAATTCCTGAAATTGTAGCTTGAGCAACTGCTACTCCTTTAGCAATATCGCTTCCCTCTCCTGCTATTTCTGCTACTAAATTCAAAGTGTTTTTAGCCAAATCTATTTTAGCATCTGAAACTGCTTTTTGTCTTTCTATTTCTTTGTCTGCTAATTCTTTATTTAATTCACCACTTACAATTTCTCTTTGTTCAATCTTTGCAAACTCATTTTCTATTTCAATAACTCTTTCATCGGATTGCTCTTTTTCAAGTATTCTTTGTTCTATTTCGGCTTGGCTAATTTTATAAATAAAATCGTTTGTTTCTGCTAATTCTTTTTCTCTATCTTCCTTTGCTTTTTGAGCTGCTTTTTCTCTTTTTTCTTTAGCTATTTTTTCTTTTTTATCTTTAGATGCTTGTATCTCATCTTCTCTTTTAATTTGTTCGTCTAAAGCTGAATTAACATCTTTTACAACCTTTGCATTTTGGTTTATTTCGAACTCGGTTCTTTTTTCTAATGCTTGTTTTTTAAAATCATTATATTGGTCTTCTAACTCTTTTTTACGTTCGTTAGTCATATCACCAGCTTTTAATTCGGCTTTATAAACCTCATCAATAGCATCCATTTTACCTAAAATTAGATTTATTTCTCTATTTAAGTTTTGTTGTCTTGTTGCAAATATTTTTTCTTCATTTGCTCCTTGCGCTTCTAATAATTTTAAACTTCTTTCGTTTTGAGAAACCAATTCGTCATTTAAAGAAATTGTTTCTTTTAATTTTTTATTTAAAATTTCAGCATTACTTGCACCTCCGAAAATAATTGATTTTAATTTATCAAAGTTTTCAATCAATAAACCAATACCAACAACTAAAGCACCAATTCCAGTAGCTACCAAAGCACCTCTAAACGCTTTAGCAGCTAAGGTTGCTCCATTCATTACAAAGGTTTGTATAGCAGTAGCTGCTGCTAATGCCTTTTGAAATATTGCAGTATCTTTTATAGTTGCGCCTAATTGTTTAAAAGAGTCTATACTCTCCCCAACGGATTGAATCCCTTGCGAAATTGCCATTGCTGACTGAACTTTTAAAATAGCTTTTTCTACATTTTGACTTTCCGAACCTAATAAACCTACAGCACCTTGAACCGCTGCAAATCCACCAGCTACACCTCCAAGAGTTGAAGTAAGTGCTTTAAATTTTGCATCAGGATTAAACGCATCGGTTAAGGCTTTAGCATCGCCAATTGCATCTTTTAATTCAGCCGCACGTTTAGCCGCTTTAACCGCTTGTTCCGAAGTTGCTCCAAACTTTTCACTCAATTCGTTAACCTCGTTTTGCGCTTGCCTTAATTGTGTTTTAAGATTGGCTACATTTTTAGTAGTCGCTTCTACATTGTCAACTACTTTTACATTAACTACCTTTTCAACCATTGCCTTTTTATTTTTTTAGTTGCTCCTTTGAGCGTTGTTGGTAATTGATATTTACCTTTTGCAATATCTATATTTTCACTACAATTTAACCACTCGTGTAATTGTAATAATTCTAAAACAGCTTTTATCATTGTGTTATTATTAAGTCAAAATTAACCCCTCCAATAATATAACGTAAAGTTCCTGATCTGGAAGCTCCTGAATTGGCATTTACATTAACTTTCGTATATTGAGTTTTGTTTCCTGTATATTTATTTGAATCAAACCACGTAACACCGTCGCCCGTGTCAATCTTTACAGCAGTCCAAGTAGTATTTGCAGTTACTTTTACTTCAAAATATTCTTTAGCTTGTGTAGACACATAAGTATTTCGGCTTATTCCATTAACTATAAATGAATATAAAGGGTCATAAGTGCTAATTCTGTCAACTGTTAAACTATCTGTGTCAACTGTTATATCGGTTCTGTCAACTGTTAAAGGTATCTCATTTGCTATGGTATCGGAAGGAGTGGAATAGTCTGTAAATATTTCTAAATCCGCATCACCATTAATAAGATTTATTTTTAAATTACTTATTTTGTATTTTCTTTTGTTAATTATCAATTTGTCATTTAACGACAATTTATATAAAATAGAAATTGGTAATTTTGCCTTAATATTTAATACCCTTGTTTTTGAATTATATAAATCAGAAATGTAATTTTCCCAAAAGTTTGCGTATAAACTTGTAAATACTTTTTGATTGTAATAACTTGAATTTTCAGAACCAAAATTTAAACTATTTGTAATTTGATTAAAATCGAAATTATCTTCGCTTGCTGTATGAAATAATTTATTAACAGCAGTTGAACCGATATAAATAGTATCAATCAAATCAATCGTTCCATTTTTATAAAATACATAAGGTTTACCCGCATAAGGTTCTAATTTAGTATCTATTGATAAACCAGCTTGTATATTAGTTGTAATTTTTGGCGTTACTGTATCATTTGTTAATCTTTCAAACATTAGATTTTCAAACTTAACCTCTACATTCAAATCACTTCCAGCGGTTAAATCTTCAAACTTTGCTTTTAAATCCCCATAACCCAAACCAAAAGAATCAAAAAACCCTTTGCCTAAAATTGCTCCAGGTTCTTCATATTTGAAGTTAATTAGTTTTTTTATATCAGGTCTTTTAATATTAATTTCATCAATATTAACGTATTTAGTTATGTCAAAAGTATCGCCTTTATCGTACCAAGTATCTAAGGTATCCACATAAAAGCTATTTGAAGTCGTTGGAACTATAATAAGATTAAATTGATTTATAATACTACTAAAAAAGTCTTTTAATTTAATAACTGGCATATTTTTAGAAATAGAAATATTTCCTATAACTGTTTGTTCTGAAAATGTAGCATTAACATAATTTAATGATGAGGTAAAATAGCTAATTTCTAAAACGGTAGTAAATTTAAATTCCTGAGTTGTGTTAATATAAAAAGAATGCTGTTTGTCGTCATTGTCAGATCTGAATTCTGTCCAGGTTGTTCCGTGTTGTTCTGCTACAGTAGTCCAAGCTTCGCCATCTAAATAACGCTCTAAAACATAAGGCACATTTTCATAACCAGCAGTAGGAGTTATTTTTAATCTTAAAACAGTTGGATAAGGTGCATCACAAATCACATAATTATCAGCTAAATTAACTGTAACCCCTGTAAGCGATTCCAAATCCCCCTTACTTGTAAAATCTATTTGTAAGCGTTGCCCTGTATTATCTACTCCTTTAACTTCCTTATGACAAGCTAAAAAAAGATTATAAAATAATGACCTATCGAAAAAATCTCTTGAGAATTGAATATTAAATTTAGTTTCAATTGCTTCAATAATTTTAATTAAACGTATAGCTGGTTTAAAATCTGTGAATTCTATTTCATTAGCTGAATTAATTAAATCAATTACAGAACTGTCGCCATAGTTGATATTTCTTTTATAATTAATTAAAGGATAATAAACATCCCCACTATGAATCGCATCGCTAAACATAGCGTTAGTTACACTTGTTTCGTTGTAGCTATGATCCAATCCCGAAAGGTTTAAATCTTTTAACTCCAAATCGCCCATTAAGTCCGAAAGGTTTACCACTTTATTAAAGAATGTTAAACCATAACTTGAAACCTGACCGCCTTTTAATTTACAAGTATCTAATTGAATCGAGCCATATTTAAAAGGCAAACTATTGATTTCAATATAAGCGTTTATTCTTTTATTTGCATTAAATAAACCACTATCTACATCGGCATCAAACCAATAAGTAAATATTTTATTATTGTTTGGACTTGATGGAACTGTAAACCCTTGCGTAAATTCAGCAAAGATTTTAGAAATGTCAGATATATTTTTTGATGTTAAATTTATCTCTATATTTTCATCCTTAAATAAATCTACTCTTTGAAAGTTAGTATCTGTTACATCGGCAATATATAAAGCTATGTCCATTTATAGAATGTTATTTAAAATGTCAAATGAATACTCAAACTCCATCGAATACTGAATTAACTTATTAATTAATTTTGTCTTTTTCTCGAATGAAGTCTTAACTGCATTAACTGGTAATACTTGCCCGTTTTCTTCTAAATAAACAAACTCGCTCAACATTAACTCGGTAAATAATGCGTTATATTCTTCAGGAATAAAATCCGTATTAACCGTTACTTTTTCTCTACCATTAATATTATATGTTTGTTTAACGTGGCTATTTAGGGCGTAATTGCCATAATTAGAAATTAAACCATTATAACTTTCATTAGTAAAATCCTGCGATTTTTTGCTTAATTTATTAAAAGGTATTGTTTGCCAAACTCCAAACTTATTTTTAAAAATACAATTGATTAATGGATATTTGCACTCATCTTTTATTATAAAATAATGTGTATTTTCTAAAGGTTCGCAATCTTCTCCACAATAATAAGTTAATACAGATGTGAATGATGTTGAACTTTCGATATATTTACCAATATTAACATAACCTATCTTTTGATTAGCTATGTCTTGGCTAAATGTAAAAGGTACATTTGTTCCATTAACTGTAATACTTAATAAATCTTTAGTTAAAAAATATAAAGGATAGTCGCTATCATTATAAATTATATGATTTGAAACATTACTTAAAAACTTCTGAAAATAATTTATTTGCGGATTTGATAATTCGGTATGATATCCAAAACCATCAATCGCAAATAGAGTTTGATTTACTTGGTATTGTTCTACACCGCCTAATTTTATTTTTGCATCAACATAACACCAAACACTATCGAGTGTAGAAGTTGTAAACGCTCCAACTGTATTAGATACACTATTATATTTATTTTTAACAAAATCGTTTACCAATTTATGAACATCAAAATTAATAGAACTTTGCCCTACTTGCACAACTGATTTACTAATTTGGTAATTTGATAATAAAGGTTTGTCATCTATTTTATGACCTCTATATATAAAAATTTCTGCTGTAATTTCGTCAAATGTAATACCTGGAGTTACTGCAAAATGATAAGGACTTCTTGAAAGTATTATTTGTTCGTCTAATACTTCGGGAACTATAGGAGCAGGTATAGTATAAGCTTCTGTCGTATAAGTTAACCAAGCTGAAGTATGCGCTGTTTCATCAAAATTGGTTAAATCAAAAGTATTAGTATCGCTATTACTTCCCCAAATTAATTCTACTACATTTGCAGCTATAGATGTTTCAAAATAAAAACCTAAATATGGCATTTGAGCATCTAACCATAGCTTAAAATTACTTGCAAAGTTGTTAACGCTTGCGCCTTTTACGATTTCATTATTTGGCTGTATCGTTTCATCTGTACCAACAAAAGAATAAGGATCTGTTCCATATATAGGAGCATTTGAAAATAAAGAATACTTACTCGTTAATAAACTACCATTAATTATAAACTTAAAATTTCTCCAGTTAGATCCTGTAATTGTACTTGTCGGAAAAGTAAATGTTATTTTTTGTCCCATTATTTTGTGAGTGTAAATTTTAAAAATGATTCAACATCTAATCCGTATGCTTTTACTAATTCGTCAGGTAATCTCTTAAAACCATCTTCAAAAGGTTTACTAAAAAATAAAGTTGGTTTTGTACCTTTTAAATAAATTGACCGTGTAATTAATTGTGCGGTTTGTTCATAACTCATAAACTTTCCTGTAGAAGTTCCATCTGTTTTCCTTTGTCTAAATTGAAACCTACGAGCTTTTACCCAACCTCTAATACCTTCCGTTAACCCTCCAGGTTTACCTGTGCCACTACCAAACTTAAAAGGACTATTTGGAGCTCGTTGACTGCTAAATTTACCTTTAACTCCTAAATCTAAAAACTTCCCATGATCTGCCATTTCGATATAGTTCTCAATGGAATTAGTATTAACTTTTGATGTAGCTTTTAAAGAATCAGTTAATTTTTTAGTAACGTTATTTGTACCATACTTTCCACCCTTTAAAAGGTTTTCTCGTGCTTCTTTAATTACAAAAGTATTAAAAGCTTGTAAGGTTGTTAACGTTTCTTTTTTATCTAACATACGGTAATATTATTTGTAATTGACAATTGTAATTCAGTACTCCAACCATCTAAAGTATCTTTGAACTCATAAATAACTGGCAATAAACTTGGCTCGTTTAAAAGTTCAATATCTAAATCGTTTCTTTGTAATTTTAATTCTGTAATCAATCTATTTAAAACAGCAAAGCAAGTATTAAGGTTGTCTAATTCGTTATCATTCTTTAGGAACTTATCAGTACTCATTTTCTTTGATACGTTTCTAATATCTAAAACCTGAACCGTAAAAGTAAATATTGAAACTCCTTGACCTAATGCACCATTAGTTACCATTAAATGCGCCATCGGAAATATATCCTTTTTATTTTCAGGTGCTTCTCCGTGAATAATTGTATTAACATCAACGTCTAATGCTAATTGGTCTTTTAAATATCCTATAACTTTGTAAAAACTATTCATATTTTTTTATACTTTTTTGTTCTTCATTTGCCAAATCCACTTTAAATTCTAAAAACATTAAAAATTCATGTATCTTAAGTTTAGTTGCTCTTTCAAAATCAAAGATATTCCCTCCAGCGACTGTAAAAATTGATTGATACCAACCCCATTTTGTTGCAAAGTTGCTTCCAAAAGTATCTTGTTTTTCGGTTGTGCTAAATAATCCCTCATAGCTGTCAATAATTCGTTGCTTAAATTCCAAAAAAAAAGCATAGAACCTAAGACAATCTCTAAATTTAGCGTATTAAATTCAGTGTGTGAACCTTTGTATTCATCAATATTATATAAATCCTTGCGCTTGTTTAAAATAGGTCTATAAAGTACGCTCATTGCTTTATTGTATGTTTCTTCATCTTTTAAAAAAGACTCCAAATCGATATATTCTCCTGCAGTTATTTCGTCAAGGTTTGGAATAAATCCGTATTCTTTACCATCGTGAATAAATCGCTGTATAAATCTTGGCTGCTCACTTAAAACTTTTGTTATATCAGTTACAATTTCTGCAAAGTCTTTAGCAACTATATTCTTTGCAAAATCTACCGATACATCACAAAAAACAGTAACCATAGCCAATTGAATAAAATTTTCATCTTGACTTTCTTTCATTAATTTATTAAACAAAACAAATTGTTCTAATCTTATATCTGCTAAACTTGTTGGTATTTTAATTTTCATATATATATAACGTTTTTATCCTAAAATGGTATTTCCTTTTGATAGTTTATGTAACTGAAAATATACGGCATATCTTAAGGCGTCAATAGCGTGGTTAAATGCATCTACTGGAGTATCTGACTTTTTATCCGACCAAGTATAATTATTTAATTCCTTTACTACGTTTGTACTATCAGGGTCAATTATTAATTCATAATCCTGCATTAAACTCAAACCTGCTGTAACTGAACCTGCACCCTTAATAGTTTCTTTTATGTTATTACCTCTTATTCTTAATTCGTGAATTAAACGTGGCTCGGCACTATCTGCAATGATTAATTGATTAGCGCAATACCTTTGATTTAATTCAAATATTTCACTCGTGGTAAGTTTAGATTTATAAACTAATTCTTTAACGTAAATACGTTTATTTGTCTTGTCAATTGAGGTTTGTATTAAAGTTGTTGGATCAATACTAAAACCAAAATCCTGACCGTAAATACTTGGAGCGACTTCTTCAAACTTTCCAAGCTTCCAATTAGTAAAGACTACTCCTTCGGCTTTATCTAACCAACCGCCTAAAATAACGTGCTTATATTTTTCTTTATTATTTTCTCTTATGTTTTCAATTTGAGCGATAAAAGATTCTGAAAGGTATTCGATGTTATCTTTGTAGTCCGTGTGTATATAAGTTGTATTTCCGTTTATCAAATTTGAAGCAGGTTCTACTCCTTTACTTTCAAAAAACTTCTTATAAATAAAGTGTGTTTTAGTAGTTGGATTTAAAACTAAAATAACTCTATTTTGTTTTGACTTATCCCTAATAGAAAAATCAATCTTGTCGAATACATCTTCATCCACTAGTTCTTCAGCTTCGTCTAAAACCCAAGTAGTAATTCCTGCCAAAGATTTTAAGTTTGCCGTTTGTGTTCCGCTGCTTGTTTTTATTCCTTTAAATAAGATTTTAGAACCTGTCTTTAAATTTACTATTTAGTATTTCATTATATAAAAATCCTGGCTTAAATCCGCTGTTTCAATCTTGTCTATAAATTCAGGAATAATTGAAACGTGTGCCGAAGTTAAAGTATAACGAGTAAATAAAATAACGTGTCCGACCTCGTATGTTAACAAAAGTAGAAAGGAGTTCACGGAATATGACTTCCCCGAACCCCTGCCTCCAGTAACTACAAAGTACCTACTATCTGAACCTAATATATTATATTTACTATTTAGATTTATCAAAATTGTGAATTTAACATATAATAAACAGTATCTTTTTTTAGAAAATTATAATAATATACTTTTACGTCTTTATATTCTGTTATTTCACATTTAAAATCTTTTGAACAAACAAAAATATAATCGTTTGTATTCATTTCTTTTGGTAAAGATTTAAGTATATCATCTAATATTTTAGTTAATTTTAAAGACATCCTTAATATTAAAGTCGTTTATATTATGAGTAGTTTCTACTGTTTCTTTAGGCTTGCCATAAGTGTACTCAATTATCAATTTAGCTGCTGAAATCTTATCGCTATCTCTTGACTTCTCATTTACTATTATACCTGCTAAACATTTAACAGCATCAATTGAATAAGGTTTCATTAAATCCCTTATCTTGTTCTCCTCGTCTTTTGATTTACGACCTGAATTAGGTCTTGATCCTCCAGTTCCTGCCATTGGTTTTGTTTTGTTTAATCAATTATTCTTTTTCTATTTTTAAATGTATTTTCTAAACAAATAGTTGTTTCACGAGGTAATAAATCAGGACAATTACCTTTTAAATAAATCCATTTATTATCCTCCCATTTATCAACTATATTAAATTTCCATTTACTCCTTAAAATAATATACATTTACTTACAATCTCCTTTCTTTGGTTTATTGTTTTCGTATTGCCATTGATATTGCCTTTGCACTCCTGTACATTCGTTAATTGTAATATACGTTCCAAAAGTAGTCCTATCAGGTAAATTAAAAGAACTAACCTCAACTACTCTATTGCATTTACAATCTAAATTGTCATCTATATCTGTAGCGGTGCAACTTGAAATAATCACCGCAAATAATACTAATAATATTTTATTTATTTTCATATAATAGTTTTTTTAAATCATTAATTACTGCATTTCTAACATTCTCGGTAAAGTTTTCAATATCTAAAACCGTATTAAAAACATCATTATAAATTTCAATTATCTCTATATCGGATAAAGTTGACAATTGATATAATAAAACTATTTGAGCATCATTTAATGCTTTAACTTGTTTGAATGGGAATAGTTTATTCAAAATGTTTTTTCGTTTCTCACAACCAACGCACGGCTTTATCCCGACTGCTTCAGTTAGTTTTGCGATTGTATCTCCAAGTCCTTTACTTTTTGACATAGT